AACAAACTTACAAACAGAACGTAACCAAACTAGGTTTAGCTAATGAGAATGCTTTACTAAATAATTTTAGAACCAAGCTTACAGGTATTATGGACATGAGACAAAGCCAGGTGCCTGAAGAAGACTTGTTGAACTTATTTGAAGACATTGCCACTGGTAAAAAATATGACATGGCATCACCAAAATCAAAACAGCTAATGCTTGGCGCAACTATGAAAGGTATGAGAATGCGTAATATTGATGGCAGTGACTTTCAAAACTTTATGGCCGACATAGGTCCTAAAATAAAAAATCGTGATATATTACCTGATGATGTTAAAAAACTATTAGCAGAGATAGATGAGAGTGACGCTTTTATTGAAGAACTAAGAGGAGAGTCTAGTAGTAAGATCATACCGTTCTTATTTGGTAAACCAAGAAAACCTAAAAAAGCAGACGGTGGTATAATTTCAGATGCAGAACTAGCTGACCCTAGATACAATAGTGCTACTGGTGAATATGAAGTTGGTGGTGGGGTAAAACTAGGTAAACTTGAATTGGATATATTGGCAAGAGGTGCTGAAGGATTTGACCCAACTATGCAGTATGAAGGCAGTTTGGATTTAGGTGATGACCTTACTTTAACCGGTGGTTATTATGATGATGCAATTATGCAACCAGGTATGATGTCACCAGAAGATGAAATAAGATTTTCACTAACTAAAGGTTTTAAAGACGGTGGCGCGGCTAGCATAAATAAAGCGACATTAGAAGGTATTCGTGATATGCCTATGAGAAGCAGAGCACAAAGAATTCCGTATGTACAAAAGATGAAGTCTGATTTAGAAAAATATATGCGCGAAGGTGGTATGGGGAGTTTATTTAAGGAGAAATAATGGCTATAGAAAAAAACAACGATGAGAAAATGCCAACCGAAATTCTACCCGAAGAAGTAGAACTAGAGGCACAAGACTTAAACCCTAACACTGATGTTGATATTCAGATGATGGAAGACGGTGGTGCTGTGGTTGACTTTGACCCACAAGCAGGTGCCATGCAGGGTGCTGAAGTGCATAACGCAAATTTAGCAGAGTTTTTAGAAGACGGTGATCTTAACGAAATAGCATCAGAAATTTTAGAGTTGTATGATGAGTGTGGTTCATCAAGAGACGAGTGGGAACAAACTTATAAAAAAGGTTTAGACTTACTTGGTTTTAAATACGAAGATAGATCAGAACCGTTTCAAGGTGCATCGGGTGCTACACATCCAGTATTAGCAGAAGCTGTAACACAGTTTCAAGCATTGGCTTATAAAGAACTCATGCCATCAAATGGTCCTGTTAGAACACAGATCATAGGACTAGAGTCATCAGAAAAAGTTGCACAAGCACATAGAGTCAAAGAGTTTATGAATTACCAGTTAATGGTAAACATGAAAGAATACGAACCTGAGTTTGATCAAATGTTATTTAACTTACCACTATCAGGTTCTACCTTTAAAAAAGTTTACTATGATGCCATCCTATCACGCAGTGTATCTAAGTTTGTACCTGCTGAAGATTTATATGTGCCATACACAGCAACATCACTAGATGATACTGAAACTATTATTCACAAAATTAAAATGACCGTGAATGACATTCGTCAACATCAACTAGCAGGTATCTTCAAAGATACTGATATGGACGATCAAGGCACTTACAACAAAAATGATATTGAAGACGCAAAAGATAAAATGAGTGGCGTTGAAACTAGAGCTGATGACATTTGTGCTATTTTAGAAGCACACGTGCATTTAGAAGTACCAGGCGACGAGGACATCGATCCTAAAACTAACGAATCAACTGGTATTAAGTTTCCATACATTGTCACTGTCAAAGAAGACACTGGCGAAGTTTTATCTATCAAACGTAATTGGAACGAAGGCGATCAGACTAAAAAACGTCAAGATTACTTTGTTCACTTTAAATTTCTACCAGGACTCGGATTTTACGGGTTCGGCCTAATCCACATGATCGGCGGACTTTCTAGAACCGCCACAGCCGCACTAAGACAACTCTTAGACGCCGGCACCTTGTCAAACTTACCGGCCGGATTCAAGATGCGAGGCATCAGGGTCAGAGACGAAGCTCAACCGTTGCAGCCGGGTGAGTTCCGTGATGTTGATGCACCTGGTGGAAATCTTAGAGATGCATTTATGCCACTACCATTTAAAGGACCTGACGCTACACTATTACAGTTGATGGGTACCGTTGTTGCCGCTGGTCAAAGATTCGCGAGCATCGCTGATATGCAAGTGGGTGACGGCAATCAATCGGCAGCCGTGGGCACCACAGTGGCGCTCTTGGAACGTGGATCGCGGGTTATGTCTGCTATTCACAAGCGTTTATATGCAGCGATGAAATCAGAATTTAATTTATTATCTAAAAACTTTATAACTTATCTACCACCAATGTATCCGTATGATGTTGTGGGTGGTCAAAACCAAATATTTAAAACCGACTTTGATGAAAAAGTAGATATCGTACCGGTTGCAGATCCAAACATCTTTTCGCAAACGCAACGTATTAGTATTGCACAAGCAGAAATGCAAATTGCCATGACTAATCCGCAGATGCACAATATTTATCATGCGTATCGACACATGTACGAAGCACTTGGCGTTAAAGATATCGATCAATTGCTACCACCACCGCCACAACCACAGGCAATGGACCCAGCAACAGAAAATATTATGGCGTTGAATGGTAAAAAGATACAAGCTTTCCCACAACAAGACCATCAATCACACATGAAATCACATTTAAGGTTTATGGGCACTATGGTTATTAGAAATAACCCACAAGCCATGTCAATGTTGCAACAAAACTGCATGGAGCACATACTTTTGATGGCAACAGAGCAAGTTGACTTGGAATTTATGGAACAAAAACAAAAAATGGAACAATTACAGCAACAAATTCAGCCAATAATGCAACAAGTGCAAGAAAATCCGCAGTTGCAACAACAATTACAACAAAATCCGCAAGTACAGCAGATATTCCAGCAAGAAACTAACTTAAAAATGCAAATGGAAGCTAGAAAAGCGACACTAATAGCAGAATTTACTGATGACTATGCAGAAGCAGAGAAAGAAGTGCTCAGTCAAGTAGAAAATGATCCGTTATTGAAACTAAAAGATAGAGAACTAGACTTAAAAGCAAGAGAAGAGCAAGCTCGACAAGAAGAGGCAGAGGATAAATTAAATCTAGAGCGAGCTAAAATGATGCAAGCTAAAGAGATTGCAGAAGATAAGCTTGAACAGAGTGATGATCATGCTAAGATGCGAGCTAGTGTATCACTTGCAAAAGATGGTATCAAACAAATGAAATCAACTATCATGACAGGGGATAATTAATGTCAAGATCAGCAGCTGAAGGTTTAAGAATGATGCAAGGTGGTGTTGACCGCACTGGCTTTGCTGACATGTATGAATCTTTAGGTGATCCTTTAGCTAGGATTAGAGCAAACAGGGAAGCCGCTAGGCAGCAAGCGTTGTTAGATGCTATGATGGAAGTTGATGATACAGAGCCAGGTGATACAGAGCCAGACGATGAACAAACGGGTGGTGAAACTGGTGGCTTTGATTTTGGAGGAGCGTTAGATAATATTTTTGGTGGTTATGTTCCTAATAATATTGCAAACATGTCAAGTGAAGACATAGAAAAAATGGAAGAATTAACTCAATTAGGTTTAGATACTAGATCTATTTTTGGTAAAGGATTTGATAAAAGATTAACAACCCCTAAAGTACCATCACCAGGTGTACCTAAAACTGGCAAAGTAGCTATGCCCATGGAAGAGTTTAAACCAAAATCTTTTAGTGCTGATTTATTAAAGTTTTTTAAAAAATCTCCTTTAGGCCTTGCTCTTATACCTACAGAATTGGGCGCTGCAGATTTTCCATTAGACGATGAAGGTATGCCAATTTATCCTGATGAATTTGGAATGGCAGACGGTGGCCGTGTAGAAATGCAACTTGGTGGTGGTCTTATGAATAATTTATTAGGACAACCAGGAGTACAACAAGCACTACAAAATCAAATATATCAACAACCTGGTTTTGGTAGCGAAATAAGTATTGGAGGACCAGACGGACCTAGAACAATACCTGGACCAGGTTATGGACCAGGGATATCTCCTCCACCTGTATTTCGCTACCAACAACCAACGATTGGTTTTCAACCTATGCCTGATCCAACAATAGGAGATCTTGCACCTTTGCCTGATCTAAGAATGGGAATGGGAATGCCTCCACCACCAGCAACGGCACAAGCATACAATCCATTCGTAAGTAACATACCATTATACGACCCATCAACACTTGGCACCGGACTACCATCAACTGCAGGTATGACCGATCCATATTTTAGTTATGACCCTTATTCAGCTGCAGGTGCGTTTGATGCACCACCAGCGAACATAGGTGGTTTCTTATCACGAAAAGAAATAGACGATACATTTAAAGACTTAGATAAGTTTACTTTAAGCAAACAAAAAGATAGTAAAAAATCATCTTCTACTTCTACCGGAGAAACTAGAAGAGGCGGTGGAGGAGAAGGCAAAGCTCAAAGAGATAAGTTTGCAAGAGACCGTGCAAAGAGAGAAGCAAACGCAAAAATAGGTACGTTAGATCGTAACCTACGCGGAGACAAACCTGGATCAGCGGGACCTGGAGGTGGTAAGAGTTGTTTTGTAAAAGGCACTATGCTTCAAATGGCTGATGGCACTGAAAAAGAAATTAGCACTGTTAAATTAGGAGATAATACTAAAGGTGGAATTGTTGAAATGACAATGCAAGGATTGCCTCAAACCATTTATAATTATAAAGGCGTTCTTGTTTCTGGTTCACACTGGGTGATAGAGGACAATGAATTTGTAGCTGTTGAAGATAGTAAACATGGAGTTCTTACCGATAAAGTAGAACCTGTTTATACACTTAAAACTTCAGAACATAGAATGTGGATTAATGACATTGAGTTTGGTGATTTTGAAACAGGAAGCGACGATGATTGGGAACCACATTTTGAAGCTGTAAGAAAAAAATTAAACGAAGAACTAAGAAGTGGCCATATCTAGAGCACAACTACCAAAAACAACCGAAAAGAAGCAAAAGAAAGTTTCTAAGGTTATGCGTGAATTTAAGTCAGGTAAACTTAAGTCTGGTAAAGCAAAGAAAAAAGTGGTAAATAGAAAACAAGCTATTGCTATCGCTCTCAGCGAAGCAGGCGTAAAACGAAAAAAAAGGAGGTCATAATGATCGAATCTTTAAAAGAAAAAGTCATAGGCAAATGGACTGCACTAAGCGTTAAGAAAAAAATTATCGCTGGCGTTGCAGTTGTAGTAATTATAATCGCAATCATTTCATAATCACATGATACTTGACGTTGTCAAACTAGCACTAGGTGCTGGCACACACATAATGACAAACAGACAAAAGCGGAAGATGCTAGAGTCAGACGCTGCTATGTTGCATGCACAGAAAATGGCTAACGGAGAAGTGGAGTATCAAGCCGCTGTTAGACA